GGTCGACGTTAGCCGCGCCTTCTTTTGCTCCGGTTAATGCCAGTTCCGTATTCGCTTTCTTTAGATTCAGCTGATCGAATATCGTTTTCGCTTGCCCGGTGGCGATTTCGAGGCCGGAAGTAGGGAGGGTGACAGTGCCGATAGGGAGGGTTACATTTGCGGCCTTTAAAGCATCCTCGATCTCTTTTTTCGCCTTAACCACCTTCTCTTTTACATCCTTTGTATCAAGAACAACACTCCCCGCTGTGAGTTCGTCTATACGACTACCGAGGGAGGCAAGTTCTTTATAGTCCGCGATGTAATCTTTAAATGCCTGACTAGCGTTAATGATCGCCTTTTCATCTGCTGCGGCTGTGCTACCCACAACAGAAACACCAGACAACGCCCCGGAAACACTCGCTCCGGCGGCTATCTGCGCCTGCGCCTTACCCGCCTTGCGTACCTCATTGGTAAGGTCTTTATTCAGCGTTTTTTCTTTTTCGCGGAGTTTTACCCTTAATTCTGCTGCCCGTTGTATAAGTAATTCCGCTTCGGCCTGATCTACTAACGCCTGAGTATAAGCGCGTATAATCTCTGCTCCCTGTTGGGTAACAATGTTTTGCTTGGTGAGTACCCCGATATTATCCGGAATAAGTTTGTTTAGCTTTTCCAGTGCTGCCGACTGCTGCTCCTTTGTGCCTACGTCCCCTTTAGCGATCTTAACCAGACTATCTAACTCGATCTTTTGTTTCTCGATAGAGACTGCGGCTTTAGTCTGTTCCTCCTGGTATTTCTTTTGTTCTTCCGTCAGTGCTTTAGTCTGTCCGGTAAGTACCCGGAACGCTTCGCCAAGAGAGCCGTATTTCTGGATTGCGACAATAGCGAGTGAGGAAATAGCCGATATACCTATAGCTAAACCAGCCGGGCCTAATAACCCTGCCCCTAATGCTTTTAATGCAGATCCTGTAGAACCTGTTTCCTTTTTTAATGCCTGAAACGAACTTAATAACGGATCAATGTTGTTTGCTATACCGATCAATCCGAAAGGTGCATCCTGTGCCACCCTTCCGAAGTTCATTAATGCCTGATTTGCCCTGCCTGTATGGTTCGGGAGTGTTGCGATCGCCTTAGACGCCTTCTGAACCGCAGGAGTAAGCGCAGTAACTTCTTTAGTGGTCTTCTGGATGGCGGGAGGTACGCTGCCCATCTTCTGCGCAGCACTATGCGCCGCCCCGGCGAACTGGATAATAGTCTTCTCTGCCCCGCCTATACTTTTGCTGAAATGCCCGATGGATTGTACTAGCTTCTCAATAGAGGCGTCTAAGGCTTTGGTATCAATGGCAGGAATACTCGTAATCGCCTTTCCGGTCTCTTTAGCGGCCTTTGGAACTCTTTTCCCTAAGTTGGTTTCGGCAGAATCGCCGAGGTCTTTTAATGCCTTCTGCGCGCTTGCTACATCGGCCCCGACTTTTATCTTTAAACTTTCTTCTGCCATTAGTCAACGATTTTTACGGCTTGTAGTTTTCCTCTCTCTTTAGCGCTTCGTATTACGGCCGCTGCGGCTAACTTTTCTTGTTCGCTCGGTACACGCGGCCCGGATTCCCTTTTCTCGTCCGTAGGTAGCGGCATCCAGATATGAGGGGCAGGGATTTTCTTGGTACTGTTCACCTGTGCGATAGTGTGAGCGACTATCCTAACCCCTTCTAAATACCTACTGTGTCTCCTTGCCCATCCCTCCATTAGTTCTACCAGTTCTCTCGGAGTAGTACAGTAATAGTCGTAGTGCGACATATTCAATTCACCGAGAGCGAACAGCCTTACTTCTTGCCAGTCTTTTTTTTTGTCTTCTGTTCAGCCTGTTCCAAAACTGTTTGGATAGGCTTAGACTGCTCGAACTCCTTCATTACGTCGGTCAGGCTTGCGACAAAGGATTCATCACCGGCATTGTCTTCGATAAAATCAAACACATCCTCATACTTGAAGTCCGGTAGTTCGTTCTTACGGTAGCAGTTGTTTAACAACCCCGCGTGAACGATGTCCACAATGAATTTCAGGTTATAGAACCCATCTCCTGCCTGTTCGACAAAAGCCAGCGCACCGCCAATCTTTTCAAAGGCGAGTGCGCCGAATTTCAGGCCGCGCTTACGGCCAAGTATCTCGATTTCTATGTAGCCGTTCATGGTTAGTTGGTTTGTTGTTATGCAGGTACAGTGTCAACTGTTCCGGTGATCTCCCATGTTGCGCTGAAATTGGCCGTTTCTTCGGTCGCCCAGTTCAGTGATACGTTAGAGATAATCGCGGTTCCCTGGATGAAGAAGTTTGTACCTGTTCCTGCAGGGTCTTCCACCTTCACAGATACAGCAGTACCCGCAACCGCTACAGCAAGGATTTCCTCGAAGGATACCTCACTAGCACCCGGAGCAGTCTCGATAACGAACTCCCCTGAGATTGTAACCTCCGGTACACCCGCAGATACTTTAGATCCGCAGTTGGTTTGCGTCCTGTTGATAGGGGTGTTAATGTCTACAGTTCCAGATGTGCAACAAACCACCTTGTCATAGGTGGAACCACCGGTTAGATCGGTATAGATGTCTACCGTCCGGCCTTGTATTTCTGCCATGTTTTGCTATTTTAAGATTCCTGAATGCGAAAGGAGAGGCGCAAAACTTTGCGGAGAATTTTAGCAGTGTCTGTTTGAAGCATTGGTAAGTAGTTCGCTGATTCCCGGCGTAAATCAGTCAGGTTAAACCCTGCATCGAGCGTAATTCCGGTAGTGCCAATAGTAGGCAGTAGAATGTCTAAAATCTGGTCTGAAATGGACTCGGCAATTTCCTTAGTGACATAGGCTCCTGTTACGGTAACGATGTCGAGTAAGATTGTGCCTTCATGAACAAAGCGAGCGTTATTTCTAGCGTCGTTTTCTGTCTGCGTGGAGAGTAGTATATATTGGGAGCTTGGGCCTTCTGTCGGGGCTTCATCAAATATAACAACTTCTGCGGAATTGTAGGTGATATTACCATCCAATGCCTGAAATATTGCTTTTCGTATAACCCCGCCTACATCTCTCATTTAAGCAAAGCCTTTTTAATGTTCTGAACTAATTCTTTTCTCTTTCTTAGGAACGGTTCAAAGAAGAATGGCCTGGCTGGCAAATTCACTTCTTTGATATCCTGACCCTTGAACTGAATAGCATAATCTTCAAGTCCTGCCGGTACGTTTACTAACCCTCCTGTTCCGAACTCAACATAGGGGGCATAGTCTTTCGTGTTGAATAACTCCCACTGTAACTCACTACCCCTGAAATCATTCCCTGCCCGGAGTGGACCGGTATCGACCGGTGTTTTCATCACCTGCTCCCCGTTCACTTCCTTTACAAATTCTTCCAGCTCGAACGCTACCCGCTCTTTAACCGCTTCGGGTTGTTTGCGGATACCTTTGAGTAGTTTATCCACCCCTTGCAGTTCAAATGAAAACTTACTCAATCGCCGAAAGGTTAAATTCGTAAATGTGTTTCTTGTTATCGATCAGCCTGTAACCTTGTATCCTCCAAAACTTATCTAATGCGATTATCCTGGTCTCTGTGGTCATGTCATCGTTTAACTCCATCCTGAACCTGCAGTATAACCGAGCGTCTCTCGAAATAGCCGTCCTAGCCGCTTCCTGACCTCTTTCACCAAAGGTTTGCTTGATATAAGCCCAACACTCTAATAGCGTTGTCCATGTCTCTGTGCCGCCACCGCTTTGGTTCGGCGTGCGTACCGGGACCTCAAACCGTACCCTTTGGTCGAAGCTCGATATATCAGTAGTAGTCATAACAAATATGTCCGGTCAGGTATGCTTTTGCCATTGGTGCTATCTCTGTACTCAGTCTGTTGTCATATAGAAATAATGCCTGTGCCTTAATCGCCGTCTTGATCGTTTCGGGTACTTCACTCATGCCTGACTGGTAAGAGAAAATATATTTCCCTTCGCATAGGTTTTCGATCCTGTTCCCGAACTGCTCAAAACTATCTATCGCGTTACCGTCGCCGTCTGTTAGTGTCACCGCTCCGATAACCTCACCCATCGGTAAGGGAAAGTCGTCCTGGTCCACTTGCATCTTCACCACCAAGTCCCTGACTACTATATTCTGCCGGATGTGCTTTTCCACGATCTCCCTTGCAGTGAGTAAGAAGGATTCATCTAAAGCGTCCTCCACTACTTCCCACGGGTCTGATCCTGTCCATTCGTGTTTGGCGTAGTCCTTGAACTCCTGCAGGGTAACGGGTTCATCCGCTCCGGTTGCAACAGTTGATGCTATGTGAACGATTCGGTTCATTTCTTTTTCCTTACTTTCTCGGTGACATTCATTTTCTCGCCTACCTCTACTTTTTCTGCCTTCGGTACGATTTCTTCCTTCTCTGCCTTTGTAACCAGGTTAGGGTATTGCGCCGCCACTGATTCAGGGACTTCGTAACCCTTTGGATAGTTTTTGTTATCAACCGAGAATGAAACTTTTGCTTTGAACATAGAGTTAAAAAATGGGTAGCCTTACGGGGCTACCCGGTTATCAATTACGCTGTTTCCAGTGCTGCGCGAGCGTCAGAGAAATCGCCATAAACCAGGCGGTCTGCGCGGTCTGCAACAATAGAGAGCCTTTCTTCAATAACGATAGTAACCATGTTCTTGATTGCGTCGTCTTCGTTCTGATCGTAGAAGCGAACAGATACACCGGCGCGCTGACCGATAGTTACCTTAGAGAAATCACCGATCAGGAACTTGTCAGAAGCGATCCTGTTGGTCGGGATCAAAGGAATACCGAACACGTTCGGGATTGCCACGTTAGGAGCGCCGAATACGTACTCACCGTTTGTGGTAGACGCTTTGGTTAGGATCATCTTCGCATAATCCGCGTGGTTACACAGCACGTAGTTTGCGGTAGTATTCAACCCTTTTAGTTGTGTCCAAGATGCTACAAGTACATCGTAGTTGTTAGCCAGATCAATACCAAGAGCCAGAGAAGCAGGAGAAGCATACGCAGTGCTGTTGGTAGCAGTGGTCAAACCGGCGAAAAGGCCAGCAGCGCCCACCTGATTCAACAGCAGGTCATCTTCTTTGCTCATGAGTTCTTCAACACCGATAGTGCTGATTTCATTCTGCAACCAGGGAAGATCAGCGAGCATTTCTTCAGGGATCTTGAAGTAATGCGCGATCTTGGTTACAGGCTGGATCAACTTCACGTAATCGCGGTCTGATTGAGGCTTAGCGGCTGCGGCTGCTACAGCAGTAGGGCCACCTTCACCGGCTGCATCACGGATCACATACATTGCATCAGAAGCAATTGCCTGTACGTTCACGATGTTCCTAACGTGGAAGTTCTCGTAAGGCTTACGACCGATACCACCTACACGCTGCTCACCAGCCCATGTTTGCGTACCAGTGGTAGTGAGGTTACCGGAACCCATATTGCCTACAACTTTCAGTTCCAGGTTAATAGGCTGGCGGCTTTCTTTGTAATTCTGGATAGACGCTTTCTTTGCTTCGAACGCTTCACCGAGCGCATCTTTGAAGGATGGGCCTTCGCCTGAACCTGCACCGATCTTACCATTCTTTTTAAGAAGGTCAGTAGCCATCTGAACGGCCTTATCAGCTTCGTCCTTAGCTACTTTGATTTCTGCTTTCAGTTCGTCCTTTGCAGTAGAGAGGTCGGATTTAACTCCGTCAACCTGGTCTTTTACTGCTTTTTCAATGGCTTGTTTATTCTCGTCGCTTTTTGCGGCCATTGCATCGAGTTTCTTTATAACTTCTTCCATGTTAAATGCCCATTTTTTTAGTGAGTAGATGAGTGTATAGCAGGATACTCTGC